TTGTTCACCACCGCCAGATGATCAGACTTGGTCACAAACCAGCTCTTAATGCTGTCCACTAAGCTGTTGATCACCGCCTGCACTTCCGCCAGCGTCGCATACCGCTCTCCGCCCTCCTTCCTTCCGTCTTCCGTCTTCTCCGGCCTGGCGTCTGGCGTCCGGCGTCCGGCGTCCGTCCTCCTGGCCGCCCCCACTGGTATCATCGCATCATCCGGCACATTCGGATCGTATGTTCTCCCAAATGCCATATTATTCCAAAGGCTCCTGATAATCGTAAGTCGCTATGAGCGTCTTCTTGTTCCTGACCTTGTGCGCCAAATACTGAAATTCGTCAGTCTTCCCCCATGTGCTCCCGCCACTGTCTATCAGCGTCCCACCATCCCACCCATTGTCATCATGTATAAACGCTATCGCATCGTCTTGGTTGTTAAAGTATTGCAGTGTGTGTTCCGCATAAACATGATATACGTAACTATGGTCATTCCAATATCGCCCTAATGTTGCCGAATATGCCTGGCTGGTTACTACCTCTTTGTCGCCCCACACCTTCCACGTCTTCTCGCCCGTAAATGGAAAACTTTTTACTGTCCTGGACTTCTTATAGTTATGCGTCAAAAAGGCGTCTAATTCGTGATATAAAATCGCCGCCGATTCCGTGGCCCCTAAATCCCTCTCTACCCCGCCGGAATCCTTGTATTTCGTCACATCCGGTGGGTTCAGGTCATGGTATTCTTCCGACCGGTATTCCAGCTCGCCGTCGCCTTTCCTTGCCAGATACTCGTTCACGGATACATGCTTGCTTTCGCGCGTCGTCTCGCGTGTCCGTAAATTGCCCGCTTCGGTCGGATCGGCCACAACTTTCTTGATGTTCCCTTGCGCACTGGCCGGCGGCGCTGTCGGTGTGCTAGCATTCTCGGTATGCAAAACCGTCGTTGCCTTCTCTAATCCGCCGTCTTCCCCTTCCGTCGCCACCTGATCCTTCGGCACAATGGTATCTACTTCCGTCCGCTCATTCCCCGCCTCGGTCGGCTGCGCGCTCTGCCGCACGATTGTCCCTTTAACATCCGCCGGCTGACTCAATGGCGTCGCATTCTCGGTATGCACCACCTTCGTCGCATCCGCCGCCTTGCTCCGATCATAGGCCGTGCTCACCTGATCCTTCGGCGTCGTGGTCTCTTTCGTCGTCTGTTCCCGGCCTAAATCCGTTGGCGTCGCGCCTACCCGCACAATCGTGCGGGCGGACGCCGTTCCGCTCGGAATGCTCGGATTATACGTGTTTATTACCGTTCGCTTGGTCCAGGCGGCGCATTCCTCGTCAATCGTGATTTCCTTCGTCCCTTTGCTCAATTCCTGCGATAATATCCACACTAACCCATTCGCCCCGCTTGCCACTAACGGATTGTCGTTCCCTGGCTTATACCGCACCCGGCCGGCATACCACACCCCTTCCCGCGCCCACCGTGTCCCAGCCATCGGCGCCTCTACGATCGTCATGGCCTTCAAATATGCCACACACCCGTCTAAGTCGTCCTGGCCTACCAACCAATACCGCGAAAACACATCCTCCCCGCGGCCCTGGTCCTCATCAGCCTCGGATAGCCGTGCCTTATTCTCCGACAATATCTCCGCTATGCTTGCCGCTTCCATGATAATATCCGTCCCATCCGTCCAATTATTTCAACTCAATTATCCTCATCAAATTCGTCACTGCATTCGTCCAGCAACACCGATGCCCCAACACGAAATGGCACCGCCTGCACAAGCACACCATGTTATTCGTGTCCCGCGCCCGCTCCGGCCACAGGTGTTGCGGGTAAATGTGATGCACCTCGATGTCGTTCGTCGCCCCACACCACGCGCACGGCGCAACCACAATCCCCCACTGCGACGTGCTTCCCACCGGCCCACAAACGCCCCACCACGTCAGGCATACCAGCAGCACAGCGGCGATCACGGCATACATTCCCGTCTGTCTCATGTATCCCTCTCTTCTCGATTACACCGGCCCGCCGCAACCCACAAACCCGGCGGCCAGCGCCGCCCGGCTTTGCTCCTTGATCCGCGCACCGGTGACATTCGTGTTATATTCCAGCGGCCAAATCGGCTTGCCGGACCGCTTAGCTGCAGCTTGACATTCGGCTACCAGCTCCGCGCCGGTGTGTGCATCGCCCTTGTTCGGATCCCATGACGCTTCGTAAGCCCAGAAATCGCACAAGGGCATGCCATCTTTCGGAATAGCTTGCATGTGCACCCCAACATAACGATCCGGCGCAAGCTCTTTCAGGTGCGTATAGACAGGATTATGTTGCGCGGCAGTCCAATATTCCGAGGATTCTATGCCCAGGATGAACCCCGCGCAATATGGCCGCAAATGGGTCACTAAAAGCCCCAATGCCCGACGGTGTGCATCAACGGCTGCACCCCGGATCTGAGCGGATTCCTTGTCATCGCAGAAGAAACAAGGCCAAAACGACCCACCAGCATTGCGAATGGCCTTCGCATGCTGGACCACCATAGCCAGTTTGACCATGTTCGGGCGACCACCCCATTGATCCTCAAACAGATTGACCGGAGCCCGCGGATCGCCATTAGACAGCAACGCCACCAGCGCATTGCCGCCGCCGGCAGCTATGCTGGCGAGGCAGGCATGGCGGTATGCCTCAGTGCTGTTATCGGCGAAATACGACCACGAGCTACTAAAAACTTTGCGAAAGATGAAGAAGAGGCAGGTCTTGAGTGGCACCGCAAAGCTCATGGCACCACTGATTGCTTTTAATTGTGATTTCTTCATTGTTTTACCCCTTTCTATGGTATGATATCCTCTGGTTTCCGCCGTTTCCACACCCACCAGCCAAACGGTGATTGCACCGCTAAATACATCGTCCAGGCCAGCGTCTTCCTGCACCCTAAGTATAGCATGATCTCCTTGAATATCCTGTTCGCTTCTCGGAATGTTATCGGCCGCCCGCCAATCTTCCGATGCGCGCAAAACCAGTCGTGGAACAACGCAGCAATACCATACGGATTGCCCTGCGTCCCTGCCGGCGGATACAACCACCACAATGGCCGCGGCACACTCGCAAAATCAAACACGAATCCGCGCTTGACAGTCGAAACCTCGCCCTTTTCCGTGCGATAGGATAATGGCTGCTGCAACCACCAGTCGTGACCGTCAATATATTTCACGCATAAGGGCAATCCGGTAAACCGCTTCTCCGGATCTTGCCCAATGAACATCGTAATGTCAGTTTCCATGTTGGCCCCTCTGCCGTTGCACAACACATTCTTGGCATACCTCCATCCGCCCCGGTCCGATTGTCGGATAGTCACTCATTGTCGTCTCATAAGTAAGGTCTTCACGTCCCGTTTGACTTCCTTGACGTCTTCCTTGATCGTCTCAATCTGCACACACGATTGCTCAACCTTGCGTAGCCGTTCGTCCTGGTCGTCGTTCCGGCTGATCTCGCGGCGGATGATAAAACCACCTAAGAGCGCTACCGCGCCAAGCAATCCGTCAACCACCCAAACGACACTGGCAATATCAAGGTTTGCTTGTAAATTCATCGCGCGCCCTTCCTTCAATACTTAATGATGAAGTTCAACACAACAAACGGAGGCATGTTTTCATGGGACTGACCGCCGCCAGCGTTTCCAATGTACCACGTGCCAGCCGCATTATAACCATCTACGGCATAAGCTATGCGAGTCTTTGATCCGCCTGGGGTTGCCGATATCCTCCAGTCGGTGGTTCCGTCATAATTAAAAAACCCGTGTGTATGGGACGGCATTTGATTAGACACCAATGTTACTGTTTCAACACCGCCAGTCGCGTTCAAATTTCTCGCCGTTAATCCTGTGCCCGTTCCCATGCCGACCGGGACCCGACCGCGCATGTCAGGAAGATTAAAATTCGTACCTGAGCCGCCGAACTGATAGCCGATGACTGCAAAAAGCGAAGCGTAAGTATTTGTATGACAGCCGCCGCCGTCGCATAGCAACCACCCTGCCGGCGCATTGCTGGCAATGTATTGCATGATCGCCCCAGGTGGCACAAGATTGGATAACGGAAAATGTTGCACTCCATCAATATTAATCTCGAACTCACCACTGTCATTCACTCCAAATGAATTGCTGATCGCTGTATCATCGAATGTCCAAACATTAGTCTGACTGGCGATTGGAACATACCCGCCAATCGCGTAAATCTGATTGCTGTAAACACATGCGGCTGGACCCGTTCTTGCAGCGGGTAATCCAGCCACTTCCGCCCAGCTCGTCCCGTCAAATCTGTAAACATTGGTTTGAGAAGCCGCCCCACAACGCCCGGCAATCGCATACACCCGGTCGTTGAATGCACATGCGGCTAAATACCCGCGCTTGGCGGGTAAGCCAGCCACTTCCGCCCAACTCGCTCCGTCAAACTTGTAAACATTGGTATAGTCATTGACTGTTACATGCCCGCCTATCGCATAAATCTGATCGTCTAATACGCATGCGGCCAAATACGCCCTGGCAGCGGGTAATCCGGCTGCATGTGCCCATGTGGTCCCATCAAATGTATAGACATTCGTGAACGCCTCATCATCATACCCGCCAATCGCGTAAATCCGGTCGCCAAGTGTGCAGACCCCTAAACCATAACGAGCTTCGGGTAAGCCAGCCACTTCCGCCCATGTGGTCCCATCAAATGTATAGACATTCGTGAACGCCTCATCATCATACCCGCCAATCGCATAAATCCGATTGCTGTAAACACATGCGCCCAAATACTCACGCCCGGCGGGTAATCCAGCCACTTCCGCCCAGCTCGTCCCGTCAAACTTGTAAACATTGGTCTTCGCGCTGCCGGATGACCCGCCAATCGCGTAAATCTGATTGCTATAAACACATGCAGCCCCAAGGGCGCGGCCAGCGGGTAAACCTATCGTTTCATTCCATGTGTCAGGCAGATTCCGGCTAATTAGATTCGATGCCGGATAGTCCGACCATGCTGATAAATCGGCATCCCCACCCCCTGTCGGCCAGTTCGTCCGTGTCTCAGCGCCCCATGTCACGGCATTGGCCCCCAGGTCTAAAGGCCCGCTTAACACTACGTTAGTCCCGGTTGGATCAATTCCAACTCTTGACTGCGCAAGTAGCAAAACGGGCACAAAGCATACCGCAGCTATGGCTCCCTTTCTTCCCATTCGTCAGTTGTCCCTTCGATAAACTTCCACCCATGCGCTCCCATCCCATGTGAAACTAATCACGTCCCTCAACCCTAACAGGAAGGTCGGCACTACTGCCGCATTCGTCAGTTTCACGGTGTCGGTGTCATCAGTTCCGCGTATTGTGAGCACTTGCCCTTCCGTAGCGCCATCTGCTATTGTCGCTGTCACTGGCGCGCTGTCCCCTACCACTTTGACCGTCGCGGCCGACGCTGGCACTGCGCCGCCGACTGCTATTGTTTCTATGTCGCCGAGTTTCAGCGTCATTAAACCTCCCACTTCCAGCCCGCCGTTCAGCGTCAGTTTGCCCGCCTTCGCTTGCGCGCTGTCATTCGTCAGCAGCACTCCGGTCAATCCTTCCATACTCAGATTCGTCAGTCCGCTGCCATCCCCGGCAAAATAGCCGTTGGTAATGTTTTGCCCGCCCAGGTCTATGTCGCCTGTCATGGTCCCGCCGGATAGGCTCAACTTGTTCACGCCTAACCAGTTGGTCGCGCCTTCCAACGCAATCGCCCGCGTATCCAACGCATTCGTCGCGCCTTCCAACGCAGTTGCCCGCGTATCCAACGCATTCGTCGCGCCTTCCAGTGCCAAAATGTCCGTATCCAACCCGACGATCCCAGCGCTCGGAATGTTCGTTATCCCGGCACCATCAATATCCGCGGTCTTCCAGTTCCGCAAATAATAGGTCCCCTGCCCATAAAGGTCCCCATAACTCCAGTTAGTGCCCTCGCCATCTGGTAATACGCCCCCAACGGCCCAGGCCGATCCTGCCAATATCGTCATGATCCCCGCCACCATCAATAGTTGTTTCATCTTTTTCATGTTGCGTTCCTCCTTTTTTGTGTTTTACTGGTCCAGACGTTTCATTTCCTGCCACATTCCACCCAAAAATACAAAGTGCATTATATCGTTTTCGTTCATCAGATAATGCAACCCGCAATCCATTCTCACGCCAACGCCGTTAGTCAGTTGGATCCCGCCGCTCCCGGCGGCGCCTCGTAAATACATTGTCATTCCTTCTGGCACTCCGTTCGTTCTGATCTGCGGTGTCGCCAACGTAATCAGTGTATTGGTCGTCGTAACGCTCACATTCCCATACGGCTCTATCGTCGCGCCATTCGTTAAAACCTGCTCTGCGCTCGCCAGCACCACGTAGTTGGTCGCCTTTATAGTCCCGCCATCCCAATCACCGCCTGTCCCAATCCGCCGGAATGCGTAGTTCCGGATCCCATTCATCATGTTTTCACTGACATGACAAAACTCCGGACCCGGCTGCTGCGGGAATCCCGCCGCATTGCTCGATAAAGCACATACCGGCGCATACCCCACAACCATCCCCACCCTGGATGTCCCGCTTTCTGCGTAGCACACATCCACTGTCACGTTGATCGTGCCTGCTGCCACTATGTTCGTGATCTGCCATGCGTCCACATCCCCTAATATCGTCTCGGTAAAGAGGTAATGGCCTGTTTCCAGGTCAGTCCCAATCTTGCCAACCACTGAATAATCCCAAAACTCGCCTTGCACCCGGTAACTCGTCCCGGCCGCCCACTCGCTCCAGCCTGTTATTTCAAGCTCGCCTTGCAACATTGGCTCGGCCGCCCGCGCCTCGATCGTAGCGAAGCAAGTTATCCCCAAAATTAAAAAAAAAAATGTTTTCATCAGAACCCAAATCGGCAATGGTTAATCGTCGCCGCCGATAACCCCTGCACAATCATTCGGTCAAAATTCACGGTATCCAAACTGCAACTCGCTCCCGCGATTAACGCCCCGGTGTCTTCCCGGTATGCCTGGAAAAACGCACCCCACCGGTCCGCCGCGCTCGCATTCGCCATGTCGCTGGTCCCCATGTCCAACGTGAAACTGCTCCCATTCGCCCCATTCCACCGCACCCGCATACTCAACACCCGAATTGTCTCCGGTATTGCCACATAAAGCGTCGTATTGGTCCGCGTCGCTGTTACATTTGTCCCGGTTGCCAATACCTCAACCTGCTCGTCCGCCGTGTCCATTGCCACGTAGCGATATGCGAAATTCGTGCCTTGCGCGCCTACCGGTATCACAAACCCAAAACTCGCCGCGTTACTGCTTCCCACATTCGTTACCACTGCCGCACTGCCTGCCACGCCATTGCTCACCCAGGCCACCGCTACACTCGCCGCCGCCCCATCCACACCCGGACTGCCCGTTGCCCCCGGCGCACCTGTCGCCCCCACCGGTATCACAAACCCGAAATTGGCTGCATTACTGCTGCCCGTATTCGTCACTATCGCCGTCGAGCCTGCCACGCCATTGCTCACCCAGGCCACCGCAATCGTTGCCGCCGCGCCATCCGCCCCATTCGTCCCATCCGCCCCATTCGTCCCATTTGTTCCGGCTGCCCCCTGGGCACCCGTTTCTCCCGTCGGCCCGGTCGCCCCGGTCGCCCCGGTTGCCCCCGTCGCGCCGGTCGGACCGGCCGGCCCGGTTGCCCCCGTCGCGCCGGTCGGACCCGCCGGCCCGGTTGGCCCCACTATCCCGCTCGTTACCGCCACGCTCCCGATGTATATCTGCTCGGCATATATCTTGCCTGCAACGTAAACATCCCCATTCGTTATCTGCTTGATATAAACATCGCTCACAACAGAATTGGTCAGACCGTTCCCGTATATGCCCAGCGTCACCGTCTGCGTTGCCGTTGCTGACGCCACGAAGTAATTGCTCACCGCCTGCGCCGCCGTCCCCTGCAACACCAAACCATCCACCGCCATCGTCACGGACCCATAGGCGCCGCTCTTACTGAATCCGGCCAGATAGAGCTTATTCTGCCCTAATGCCACCTCCCCCGTCACTACGCTCCCTGCCGTCGAGACTACCCCCGTATATGTCGCCGTCAAATCACAGATGTTCGCCCCAGTCTCCCCTTTCTTGCCAACCCTCAGCCCGTCGATGATGCTCCCGCTCCGGATAAACCGCCCGCTCACTCCATCGAAAATCGCCACATCCCCATCCGTTACCGCCCCCTTCGTCGCTACGGTTGGGTAATTCTGGGCCCAGCTCAATCCCGCCAGGTTCATCAGCAATAATATGGCCGCCACCTTCTTCATGCGATCCGCCCTATCCGTCCGATCCGTCCAATGCTCACTCCGAAAACGGCTCCACCCTTACCACTCCCGCCTGCCCGCCAACCGCCTCAATGAATTTAGCGCATTCAACTGTCCGCCGATGCCATACCATGGGCGCGCTCGTCACCGGCAAATAAACCCCGGCGCCGGCGCTCACGGGATCCGTGCCGTCAAACGTCGCCAATACCGCCTTGGTCTTCACGCTGACATAGCAATAGCCAGCCTTGGCATGTAGCGCACTGGCCTCCACTACTGTCCCGGCCACTGCAATTTCCTCGCCCAACGCCCCATCACCTGTCGGCCTTAACTGCAACTTCAAATTCACTACTCTCGCATTCATGCTTCCCTCCTCGTCGTTTGTTTCGTTGCTGTCCTTCTTCCATCTTCTCCGGTCCGGCGTCTGGCGTCTGAGGAAAGTTATCTTCCGAAGATAACTTTCCTCGAAACTCCCTGCTGATCCACTATCCTTTCTTCCAAACTCATCAACTCGCCTTCCGCCCGCGCCTCGGCTTTCGCATGCTCCACTGGGTCCAGCACATACTCCGCATGGGCCCCATACTTGATGCACGTCTTCAAGAATGCCGGAAAGTCCACTGGCTCCCAATACTCGGTCTCGGTATATGGGTTCCGGTTACTGTTCACCTGGAGCGCCTTGTAGCTCTCCCCGCTGGTCGCGTAATAGCACAAGTTCCCAATCGCATAGTCTGTCCCAGCATCCCATTCCGTCAGCGAAAACTCGGGCGCCGGCGGCCTGAACCATATCCACGGACGCGCCGGCGCTTCATCGGCATTCACCAGTATCGCGTTCCCATATAAAACCACGTCAGTTACTAACCCGGCTTTCCGGTATATCCGCGGATCTTTCTCAAATACGCAGTTCCCCAGGTCCACCGCCCCAATCTCGGTCTCGCCGTCCTGCTGAAAATCTATCGTCCTCAGAAAATCATCACCCACTTCTTCCCAATAATCGGTCTCGGTATCCGGGTCCTTCCCTACATTCCCGTCTTGCAAGCTGATGTAGTAGTTCTCACTCCCATCCGCGGCTTCGTGATATACTTCGTCACCAGTAGCGTAGTTCAATGTTTCGTCCCAGGTCGCCCGGTATTCTCTCTGCTCCGCCAGCATGATCTCCGGCCAGAATGTCCGCTCCCACGCCGCCTTCATCCGCTCGTTGATGTATTCGGCAATTAGTGCCATCTGCGCGGCGCTCAAATTCGCCGTCAGCGGGTCTATCCCCCGCATCCGCACTATCGCCTCATATACACTCTTTACCGTGCAAGTCTTCATGAAAAATCCGTCCAATCCGTCCAATCCGTCTAATTTCCGTATTCCGTCGTTCTGTTCTTCCCCCACACCTTCCGGTATGTCACCTTCCCCAGCCTGTTCCGCATCACCTTCACGCTCCGGGCCCCATCCTGAATCCCGAATTCCCTGCGGTCCTGGTCTTTCCAGTATTCTTCATCCTTTATCACGTCCCGCCCGCACCCGTCCACGGCATTCATCACCGCCACGGTCGAAAGTTGCCGCGTCAGTCGCCCGGTCTTCCCGATCCGCTGAAAATCCTTGCGTTGCATCGCCAGCTTGCCATCCAATACCCGCGCCGCCGCCAACTGCAAGCGCCTCCGCTCCGCCACCGCCTGCATGTTCAACGCCAACCCTAACGTCTCTCTCGAATACCCACTCATGCCTTCACCCCTTCCGCCAGGTTCCCGCCTTAATTGCTTTCTCGCGTTCGGCAGTCCACGATTGCCCACGCGCTTTCCCACGATTAAAATATGTCTTGCCACTGCCATGCGCCGGTAATTTTGTCTTCATCCTTGCCCCCCCCCGCTATACGCTCAACGCTCTTTTCCCGCCTTCCCGCCCTATCTGCGGGTTCTCCCCATATTGCTCCGCCAATACCTGCAACCGCTGTAGCCGGCTCTGCATGATCGCCAGCTTGTCCGGCGCCATGTCTTTGTAAATCTGCGGATTCATCTGCTCCATGTTCGCATAGAGTTGTAACCTTAATTGGTAATTGATACTGCCATCGTCCGGCAACTCCGGCTCGGTCCCCGCCCGGATCTCCTGGTATGCCTTGATTTCCGCCAGCGCTTCCGCCTGGTTGGCTTGGTCAACATCTAATAACGCCGCATCCGCCAGTTCCGGACTCAGCCTCCACAGTAGCGCGCTCACTATCGGCGCGGTCTGGATGGTCTTATCCCGGTCTATCGCCAATAGCATGTCCTTCACTATCTTACCCACTTTCTCCAAATACTCCGGATCCAAGTCCTGCGGGTTAAATTGCAGGTCAATGTCGAATTGACCTTGTATCTCTTCCCGGCTCCGAAATACCTGCTGGCCTTGTTTATTCGTTATACGCGCCAGCATTTCATCAGGCATATACTGCTGAATAAGCTGAAACACTTGCACCAGCGCTTCCCTCAAATTCATTAGCCACCACAATACTTTGAATTCCCTCTGCAACTGCACAATGTCCGGCGCTACGTCTGGATTGGTTCGCCCAAAATACTCGTCCATCTGGCGCCGCATTTCTTTCATCATGTCCACAACGGTCTTCGGATACGCCGGCGGCTTCATCCACTCAAAATCGCCATCCCGCTTGGCCTGTAGCTCTATCAGCGGCTTGATATGCAACGCGCCCATCCTCTGCCGGTTCCGCGTGATTATCGGCGGCACTCCCGCGATCTGCGCATGATCCCCAAAGCTGTCGCAATAGAGCTTCATCAACCCCTGATACGACCCCGCCAATTCCGCCACACCCCGCGAATCGCATAGCCGGCTGGTCAACACTTCCCGCTGGAATACATGCCCAGGATACCCGCCATGCGCGTAGTCAATCAACTGCCGCTCGGCCGCGGCTTCATCCACGTCATAATGAAATACCACAAAATACTTGCCCGGCACTCCATCCTCATTCGTCGCCGTGTAATACGCCGTAATAATCTGGTAAAGCCCCTTATAGTGTATCGCCTGCCGCGTCACTATGTTCCCATTCTCATCCCTGATATATTCCGGAAATGCCGCCACCGCCTCATGCCCCCCCTGCCGGCTCCCATCGCTCTGCCGCTTGCCTATCACTGCTTCCACAAAACTGTCGCTCCAGCCTTGGCTTATCTTGCGCTCGATAATCTGCGTCTTCGTCAGCCATTCGGCCTCAAAATAGACCCGCGCCTTCTGAAATTCGGTCGTGTTCAGCGGTATATACCAGTCCTCATACAACCGCTTGGCCTGGATGTCCGGCCCGTTCTGTTTGATATATGGCACTGGAAATTCAGCCTCACCCGTCTCGCGTAGGCTCTTTATCACTTTCTTCGCACGCGCCAGCCTTAATCCCGGAAAATACTCCAATAGTTTCCCCGCCAGAAACTCCTCGCCCAATTCCTTGCTCGCCAATGCCGCCTTGAAATCCTCCGCCGCCTGCCGCGCCTGCGCCTCAACATCCGTCTGATCCGTCTGATCCGTCTGACTCCCCAAAACTTCTACGACCTGCGCCAAATACAGCTCCATCAGCCCATCCGCCGTCAGCGTTTCCATCTTCAACGCCATTTCGCGCCGCCAGCATATTTCCAATAACCCCACTGCCGGACTGTCCCCATTGACATAATTCGCCAATTTCAGTAATTCCCTGGTCCACTTCACGCCCCAATAGTTCCGGATCACCCACCGCATCACGATCGCCATGTTCCCCGCCGTCTTGCTGTCCGTGCTCTCGGTCCCCTTAAAATTGATCTGCGCCCGCATGGCCGCCACCAGCATCAGCATCACGTCTTCGTTAATCAGCATGTCCGCTATCCGCACTCGCATGTCGCTGGCGCCCTCAAATGGCTCCGGCTCCTTGTTTTCATTCGCGTCTGCGTGTTTTAACCCATCCGCCGATTGCTTGTCCCAACGGCAAAAACGGGTTGACTCCGTGTCAACCCGTGTTGCCCAAATTACATTCCGGCTTTCCGCCACTATCTGATCCACTTCCGCCTTCAACTCCGTCAAGGTCGGCTCGGTAACCAGCGCGTCCCCGCCATCCCCTCTGACTTCATCTATCGGCCTGTGTTCGTCTGGCATTCGGCGTCTCCCGCTTTCAAAATGTCATTCCCGCAAAAGCGGGAATCCAGCCCCCAGGGCCCGGGCGCTTACCGCCGCCCGGGCCCCCATCCCTGTAGGCCGCGACCTCACGCGGCGCCTTGCCTTACCTGATCACCTTGAAGTAGAACCGCACTTCACCAGCCGTGTTCTCGCTCAGCGCATTCTCGGTATTCGGCGTAAACACAAAGTCAATCGCGTCATCCGCCGTATAAACCTTCCGCCCAGCCGCATCGCCCGTCAGCGCCGTCACCCGCGTCTGCGATTCCGTCTGCGGCGTAACATCATCAACCACGCTCGCCGTGCTCGTCGAGAGCGTCTTTGCCGCCTGCACCACGTTGCTCGTGATGCCGTTGACAAAGTTCGCCGTGGTCGGACTGGCATACGCCGTCACCGCCGCCGCTGTCGTAGGTGCGCCGAATCCAGTGATAGCCGCCGCTGTCGTAGGCGTCCCCAGCGATTCAATAACAGCCACAACGTCATCTATTGACAACGTCACGTTCGTAACTACTTCTATTTCGGCCCCGCCGGTTGCCGCATTCGAGCACGCCACGCCTGTCGAATCATAGACCTTGCAGGTCTGCAGCGTCAGGCTGATTCCACTGATGACGTTCGTTACTGTATGCGCTCCAAACCCGGTATAGGCATCCACCGTGGTTGGCGTCCCCAGCGCGGTTATGGCGTTCGCCGTGGTCGCACTGCCCAACCCCGTCAGCGCCGCCGCGACCGAGGGCGTAACACTGTCAAGCACGTCAATCTCGCTGGCAATCGTAACACCCGTCAATACCGTTTCCGTGCTCAACGCCACATTGGTCATGTTTACGCTCGTCGCGGTCGTGATGCCCTGGTATGCGCGCCCAAACTTGCTCCAAACTTCCGTCTTGTTGCTGTTCAACTCCGTGCTGTCTAAGTAGAAGTCCGGATCCGCACCATCGCCCACAATCACGCACACACTGCCGGTAGCGTTGTCGCCGGCATTAAAATCCGTCACCAGCTCCATGCCAATCAACTCCACCCTTTGCTTAGCCTTGACAGTGAATACCGTGCTGTTCGTCTGCGCCGTGGCGGCATTGGTCTCCGTCAGGTCCGCATACGTGAATGTCGCCACATGCGTCGCCCCGACAAACCCGCGTTCCTGCTCCAATACCGGCCGATATGACGCGCCCCATGCCGGCGCCGTTGCCGACGCCAGGATCAGGCTTACCAGCGCCAATCCCATTATCTTTTTTCGTTTCTTCATTGTCCTGTTTCCTCCCGGTTTTCAGGTCAGGCCCCACAGCTTCCCAGCATAGGGGCCTTTCCCTTTATGTCCTTGCTGTCCTTTAGGTCCCTTTTCCCTTATGACGCAATGTTTGCCATACATTGCCCGGTAGGATTCAGGCACTTGAGCAGATACACCGCATCGTGATACCCGCGCGGCCCGCCCGACTTCCTCGGCTCAATCCAGCTTGCCGGCTGATCCAGGAAGCACAATTCCCACATGTCCATGTCCAGGAAGTAGCCGCTCCGCGGACTGTTCGCCGATACCGCGCCGGTGCCTTCCGTGCACATCAGATACCAGCTCGGGAATACCTTGACTGTCCCGGCGTCGAATTCAAAGAAGTCCACCACTTGCATGAGCTTCTTGTCCTCGGCGTCCATGTTGTAGCGCACTAACGCTTTGTCCGTCGCGCCCGCGCTCTCATCCCGCTGCGCCCACCTGCTCATCTGCGTTTTGAGCTTGATGCCAACATACCCGGTCAGGTCCACCGCCTCTTTCTTCTGCGTAGCGGCCGCCTCCAACATGGCCTCCATGCTCGCCGGCAGGAATGCCGCTAACGTGCTCGAATACACGCAAGCCGCCGCCGGGCGGTAATTCGCCGGCACGGGTTTGACCGATTGTGCGCTGTCGGATAGCCAACTGCCTACGCCCCGTGAACGGTATGGCGTGGATCCCGACTCCACGGCCATGTCCACTGAACTCAATAACTGTTTCTCGATCATCTGACCGAGCAACAGCGCGTCGTCCTTGGCCTGTTTGGCTTCTTCTTTCCCAGGCTTCACACCATAGGTATGCGTCAGGTTTGCCAGTCGGCTCACCATCCAGCCTTCGGTCATCAGCCACATGGCATACGCCTCGATTTGCTCGCGGTTGGTATGCGTGAATGTCGAAATGTCCGTCCCGTCCAATATGCCTTCAAACTTCCGGTCCGGATACACCTGCACCGGCCATGAACTCAGCATGTTGTAAGGTTTCTTGCCCCGCTTGAGTAGCCGTGAAAACGGCACCTTATCGCTCTGCGCGATAAAAATTGTGTCGCCCACTTCCGCCACTTTCAATACCTGATCAGCTTCATAAATTCCTGGCATAACACTTTCTCCTTATTGGTATTCAGAGCGGTGGCTGGCCTTCCGTCTTCTCCGGTCCGGCGTCCGGCCTCTGGCGTCCGTCGTCCGGCCTCCGTCCTACCCGCTCGCTCCAAAGATTTTCTCGAATTGTTTCTCCAACGCGTCCTTGTCTCCCCCGGCCGCTTGAAACTCTTTCTGGTCAAAAGCGGCTTTCCCTTTGCTCCCGGCGCTTACTGGCGGCTTGCGCGTGGCGCCATTGGTTTCCGGCAACTTCGGCGGCTTGGGATCCGGCGTCTTCGGCTTTGGCTTGCTGGCTTTCTCTATCCGCAACTTCCGCCCTGCCGCCATGTCTTCACGCATTTGCTTCGTGCGCTCCAACCATAACGTCCGGGCCGGTCCGGCCACGTCCAGCAATTCATCCTCTACCGCCGCTTCCCGCTCCGCCACTTCCTGGGCCGTCATGTTTTCTTTCGGGTCCGCCCCCTCATATCCGTCCCGGTGTGTCCGAAACCACTTCTTCCACGCTCGCAGATTCTCAAACCGATTCAGCGTCTTCGCTTCTTCCGCCGTAACGTATTCGGGATCCAATCCCAACTTCATTACAGCCAGAACATGCTCGTCCTGGATTTTCACTTCCAAGTCTTTGAGCCGCGCTTTCGTCTGTTCGGCTTCCGATTCCGCGTTCTTCCGCTTGATGTTGAGCTCATGGATGCGCTCGTTGATCTTGGCCTGCGCTTTCGCGCTCAACCCTTCAACTTCGCCTTCCTTGATCTCACCCTCAGCGCCTTCTTCTGATCCGTCCGATTTGTCCGATTCGTCCGATTCGTCCGGCACCTTCGGCGGTTTATTGTCCAGGTCCGCCGCCTCTTGGCTGGCGTCCTCCCCAACAAACCCCGCCTTCAGCCTTCCCTCCAGCGTGTCCACAGCTTTTCCGGTCTCGGTTCCGCCTCCGTCCGTCGTCTGTTGTCCGTCGTCCGTCGTCCGGTCCACCTCGCCCGCACCTGCTGCTTCGGTGTTTCCAGCTTTCGCATCCATGATGTTCCCCCATCATTAAGGTTTTCCCTGCCATTTTTGTAGCCGCGCCGGTGACGGCGTGGCCTCTTAGGCGTCGGCAGTATTCGCCCTTTTCTGCCCAAAGTTTTTCATGCCCCTTTCCAGTACTCAATACCCCGCCCCGCCAAATTGACCCTACTCATTGAAATCGGCCTCATTAGCCCCCTGTAAACGCAAAAAGGCTGGGGATTGCTCCCCAGCCTTCCTGCTTTCATCCGTCTGATCAGCCCGATCAGCCCGGGTGACGTGGTTGCTGCGTCTCCGGCGCCGGCGCCTTCAATGCCTCGCGCTGCGCCATAAGTTGTAACCGCTGCAAGGCCAACCTCCCATCTTCGATTCGGCCGATATGTCCCATCCGTCCTATAAGTCCCATTCGTCCCATAGGTCCTTATTTCTTTCTCGGCTGCCTGCGTGTCCCACGGTTCCCAACCCCGCGCCCACTACCGTCAAACCTCCGCTTCCCGCCACACGCCCCGCGTCCGCCGCGTCCCCAATTTCCTTTCGCCATTTCCCTCACCCCCTTTCGATTTTGTTTCAAAATCGCCCTGCGTAGCTCCTTGAGCGAAGCATGGGCTATTTGTTTCTTCGTCCCATCCGTCCGATATGCTTTCCTTAACAGCCTCTCTCAATCGCCCGGCCAATGCTACAACCGTCTTCCATAATTCGCTCGCTTTCTGCCTTTAATGTGACCGTATGCCCGCACCGTTCACATTCAAATTGAATGTCGCCATACATGCCATAAAGTGTAGGCTTCCAGTTCACGCGCATATTGTCATAAAGTTCCAACTCTACTTCGCGGCCGCATTCTTCACACTTCAACCGCTGACCAAGCCACCACGGCCGCCAATCACTTCTTCCTTCATTTATGATTTTCATCTACCCTCCCCTTTTCCTCTCATTCGCCTTCTCCACTTCCTTCAAGATATTCTCCTGCGCCTCGGCCAACGCCGCCATGCACCCAGCCCGGAATGTCCGCTCCCGATCCGATATGTCCATGCCCATGATCAGTTCCTTCTCCACCTGCTCCATGCCGGCCAGATAGGCTAACGTCGCCAACAACAACGGCGTCTCCGGATCCACCGCAAACGCTTCCGCCATCTTCCGCGCGCCCATTACCGGCTTGACAGGCGCCACCTTATTCTTTTTCCAAAACATCATTCGGCACCCCCTTCGTAAATACCCTGATAACCTCTTTCGTCACATACCGCCCGCGTTGCTTCTTCCTCCACTTCACACGATGCACCAACCCGGCCCGCACCACCTTGTCCAAATCCCACTGCGATATTCCCAAACACCGCAATATGTCCTTCTGCCTCACGAACACCGTGTCCGGTAATCCAAATAATCCCATGCCCGCCTCCTTCCTTTGTCTTATCCGTTCCCGTAGCCGCGCCGGTGACGGCGTGGCCTTGCTTCCAACTACGTAACATTACGTAGGCAACCTCCGCGGACCCATCCGCACTCTTGTCTGGCCTCCGGCGTCTGGCGTCCGGCGTCCGTATGCTACCCCGCCCCGCGGCTCATAATCGTTCGGCCCCACGTCCTCGCATTCCGCCATGAAGAAATACCTGATCAAATCAATCGGATCCTTGCACGCCCCATCCTGCCCATCCGCATTCATCCAGTTTTCCAACGCATAAATCGAATTCACACACTCCTCGCTCACAAAGAAATGCGGCGGATTGATGAATGCCATTTTGTCCGTCCGTCCTGTCCTGTCCTGTCTGGCATCTGGCGTCTGGCGTCCGGTGTCTAATTCTTCATAGTCCAGCGCCGAATTGATCGCACTCACCCCATCCGCTATATCCGCCCCCGGCGCCAAATAAAAATTCAAGAAAATATCATCAAACGCCGTCTGTAATGTCACCGGCCGGTCCTTCTCGATCCTCGGCTCGCTCGCCGCCCGGCTGTCAATAAACCTCGACGTGATAATCTCCTCCGCCCCCTCTGGTATGTCATCCCGCCATAACGCCAAATCCTCCTCCTTCGGATACGCCTCCGCTTTCCCTTGTCCCTTGTCCATTGTCCATTTCTTCCAGTCCGCCCACCTCTCTAACCTTGCTATCTCAAACTTGTATCGTAAATTCCCAAACCCGAATGCCGGCTTCTGCCCTTCCCCTGGCGCCCCGTCATTTATCCCGTCCTTCTTCCCACTCGGTATCGCCCAGGGCCCCGGTATCCCCACGCCCGGTATCTCATAGTTACCCGGCCATTCCCGATACAGAAACACATCCTGCCCATTGCGCCTGAACCAGCTCATAAAATTGTTCCGATCCTTCGCCGGGTCCATGAAGAAATAATTCGTCCCTGTAGCCGGTATATCCTTCGCCTTAACGACGTGTATCTTCCGGTTGAACTTCGGAATCAATACGCTGATCGTCTTCTCCGCCTGCCCGTAAAACCGTTCCCGGATATACGCCTTGCTTTTCTTGCGTAGGTCCGCCATGACTTCCTTCGGGTTTCCATACGGATTATCGCTCGGATTAAAGAACACCACCGCCTTCCGCGGATCCACGCACCGCATCACCCTCGGCACTTCGTCAAAAATCCGGTCTGGCGTCCGGCGGCCGGCGTCCGGCCTCTGGCTTACCGGTCCGTCGTCCGTCGTCTGTCGTCTGTCGTCGTGCTTGCCTGGCTCCAGCCAGGCAAGCACATCTTCCGGCTTGGATTGCGCCGCCAGCGCCGCCCTGTGCCCATCCACCGCCTTCCAAAGCTCGAAGTATTCTTCCTGACTCAAATGCAACGCCCTTGCCTCATCCGGCGTCCCGCCATCCCGCGGACACAAATACGCCGTTGTGCTCTTAACCACCGTCGCGCCATCCGCAAATATCTTTACTGTCGGCGTATAGCCGTTTATCGGCGTAAACGTCAGAATCCCCCTGCCGGCTCTGGTCGCCAACCGTAGCATGATGTCATCCACCCAATCCGCCGGGATCAATTCATCCGGCGCCACTAAGTCCGCTTCCATGCCCTGCAAGGCCGTGTCCTTGTTCTGCATGTAGTTCAGGAATGCCGCCTCGCTCCCATTCGGCGTGATAAAACTATTCTCCGAAAAGCCCGTCTTCTTCTTGTATTTGATATAGGCCGTCAGGCCCGCCGTCTGGATCTGCCATTCCGACGGCATATACTTCCAAAACAAAGGCTGTTGATCCCGCACACTGCGCGGATCGCTCATGTGCATTGCAAACACCCGCGCATTTTCCTTTTCCGCCATCATCTGCATACAGCGCTTCGCCGCGTATTCGCTCTTTGCCGCCCGGTTCCCGCCCATGATCAACAACATCTTCACCGGCCGCTCATACCCCAAATGTTTCCGCATCTTCTCGCAAAACCACTCCCACGCCATCATGTCCGTAGGTTCCAGTCCGGCGTCCGGCGTCTGGCGTCCGGCGTCCTCAAGAAATGCCGCTCGGCATTTCTTGAGAAATCCGCGGTCATAGCACCACCCAATCCCCAACAACGCATCGCACACATGCCATATCGGCGGCTCGTAGCCATTCCGCAACGGGTCTGCCAATTCCGCCTCAATCTCCGCCGCCCGCATCCGGAATAACTTCTGCGCCGCCACTTCCGCTGAAGTCCCCGATACGCCCGCCTCCGCCTGGATGTCCAACCACCCCGGCGCCGGTATCCGCGCATGCCCCTCAATCCCCTTCATGCGTCCCATCCCTCCCATTATTCCCATCGCCCTCAAACTCCATCTTCATCCACCGCGCCACGTAATCCACGACGCTGCTCACAAACGGCATCCCATCATTCTCCGTCATGCCCTGCGGATCAAACCGCTGATACCCAAACTTCGCCACTAAGTTTTCCAGCGTCTCGCCGTGTTGCAGGCAAAGCGAAATCGCCGTTGACCACGCATCCGCCCACCCATCCAACATGCTCCCAGCCTCATCAAACGTCAGAAACACCTCCCCTGGCCTCCGCTTTCCGCCCTCTGTCCCGACTCTGGCTGGCCTCTGACCCTCTGGCCTCTGATCCTCTTCCTCATACAGCCCCACCGTGATATAAAACTTCACCCGCTCCTCGCCCCACCGTATCACCGCCTTATGCGTTACACTCGCCCGCGTGTCCGGTAATCTCTCTCTTGCCATCTTCTCCTGACCCCGGCGGGCTTGCCCCGCCGGTTAAACAGATCGCCCCAGCCTCTTGCAAATCACCCTCATCAACCCTCGCCACGTCCGCGGCCTATGCGCCTGCCCGTCAATCTCCACCCATAGCTGCGTTTCATTCCCCGCATCCAAACACCGAATCGAATGTTCCCCTCCAAACATCTGCCCACTAAACACTATCCGCCCAACCTCCCGCGCCTCACACGCCGCCTCCAGCCGCTTTCGCTCCCGCGCCAATACCCCCTTCCGGCTTCGTTCTAATAGCTTTATTCTCCGGCGTTTGTAATAATTAGGTGACATACGCTTTTCCTATATTACCTTGTTGTGCTCACTCCATTCGCAGTCCTCACAAGGTCGCCTAAAACTACCGCTCCACCCGTGTGACTCACCGCACTGGCATTTTATCTGCGGACACCGTAGAACATGCGGATCATCCGTGTAACG